TGAATGTTTGGCTGTATGTCATCTTCTGCATCGTTGCCGTTCTCGTATTCAGGGAATAGGGTGCTGTTTTCGCATAGGTAGGCAGTAATTCTTTCAGCATACCATTGCGCCCTATTTTGCCACCAGTCAATCACCTCTTTCATATCGGTCATGTTGACCTGCGTTGCCGTTTCTGATATCTTGGTCATTATGCCTTTATTCAGATACTTAACGCTGATATACATCGGTGAATCGGCAATGATATAAGCAATCATACAACGCTGAATGTAGTCGTTCATTAAGGTCAGGTAATTGCCTGCCAGTGTGCTATTCGTCACATCGGTCTTTAGCCTTGTGTATAATTCAGTGCCGAGTATCGGGTGAATCCTTTGCTCTTGCACATCGTCGATAAGCTGCCCTAACATCTTATAGTCGATGTTATCGCTCATTACGCTGTTATTCTTTAAGTCTGCTTCTGATATAAATCTTACCATTGTTGTTTTATTTTTCGATGACTAAAACTTGTTCCCACGTGTGCCTGCAATAGGGTACGTGTAATAACCCTGCTGTGTCGGGTACGGTGTACCAACCGCCTTTCATTCGCCATACATCATATCCGAATATTGCACTCATACGGTCAATATCCTGCTTGCTGTATAACCTTTTTCTGTCCATCATCTTTTGGCAAAATTCACGACTTTCACCGCCCGGACTTAATGGCGGCGCATCGCTTCTTAACGCATACCGATACATCGTCGTGATGGTCGGTATCTTGCCGATTGGCGTTATGCCATCCCGACCCCTTGCTGTTGGCGTTCGCAGTATCTGACCATCTTTTTCTGTCGGCTTGATTAACTTGTCATCAATCATCTTGTTGATTAATGTTTCAATGCGGTCTGTCTTTTCACGTATCGCCTTTGCAATATTCTCGGTGCTGATGTCGGGTGTTTCTTGCAGGATTTTTAATATCTTATTCGTAACGATTTCTTCAGATGCCATTGCGTAATGCTCCGCTTCGGTTATGCTGCTGAAGTGCTGCCGTACTACTTTCAATATCGTCACCATCTCCTCTGCCACCCCGAATGTTTCTGCAATCTGTAAATGCTTTTGCCAGTCTTTACTTTCACTTGCAAATTCTGATGTTTCGCCCAACATCGCATCGATGTCGGTATCGGTCAAGCCATATCCACCCCTCAACATCGTTACTGCCTGCTCATAGGTCAATACCCCTTTGCCGTACTTGTTTATGATGCGCATCACGTTCTGCAACTGCCTGCCCGTTAGGTTGCGTAGTGCATCGTTCACTTCGGCTTGTTGCTTTTCGCCCTGCATCTCTTTTGCTTGCACTTCCTGCTGTGCAGGTGTTATCGGCTCGGTCGGTATTATCGAATACGCATTTGCTGTTCCCGTGATGTTTTCAGCGTGAAAGTTGATAATCTTTTCCGCTATCTGCTGCCTGCCGTTTACATAGGTATTCTTGAATAACTCATACGCATCAAGCATTTCAGTTCGCCCACCCAGTTGCCCCTCAACACGTACACCCATCAGCATCGGACTTGTTATCTGATGACCAACGAATATTTCCTGCAACACGGTTTTATTCAATATCTCAAACTTGGTATCGCTGTCATCGGGTTCAAGACTTTCAATGATAGGTGCGGCATCTTTATTCGGCACGAAGTTTAACACGAATTTGCCTGCATTGTCTGTGCCTGCTTTCGTGTACTTGAACTGCTTACTTATCGCTCGCATTTCTTCTGCTGTCGGCTGTTGTGCAATGAAAGTGATAACCTTTCCGCCCCAAAATCCGTTCTTGATGTTGTTTAAGTGATAGTTGCTGATTTCGATGTCTGTTTCGATATATGGTATGCAGCCGATATAGTTCGGGATTGGGTAAACTTTGCAGCCGGGTCTGTAAACCTTGTAATAAAATATTTGACTGCCTTTGCGTTTGGTCACATCAAATGCAGGATATTCAATGATGTCATTCGTGTTATACTGCGCCCACTGTGGCGAATAATAAAACGTACTGCCATCGACGTTCGACCGCACATTCTTGAACTCCAATACTTTCATTTCATACGACGTGCCTGCCCGATTCCATATACATTCAATCGCACAACCGTTGTACAGTTCCAAATCAGTAATCAGCTGATAGGCAAATTCATTCAACGACTGCCAACGGTTAACTGAATCGTATAATGCCTGCACCCTTGCATCTTGCACATTGACCTGCAAGCCCTGACCATATACATAGGTAATCTTTGAATTGACAATCGCATTGTGCTTTGCTGAACGGTTGTATAATTCAATCAGATAATTTGGATATAGATTGTCCTCGCCATAGGTGACATACCCATCACGTGGTCGTTCGATGTTCACGGGTATCTTATGCGCTTCTAATTTTACTTCGTATAGGTTTGCTTTATCAGTAGTTTTTCTCATAAACAATATTAGTGTTATTTCTTGTGTGTTCAGTGACCGCAGAACGCTGCCATATAACCAGTGCCAATCCACGTTCAAGCACATCGCCTGCATTGCTTAATACCGTGTATTCGTGATAGCCTAACTTCAGGTTGACCTCATTCGATGCCGTTGGCGTTGCTGTATCTGTAATCGTCAAGTAGTTGTATCGCTTTTTAAAAGCACTCGTGTCTGTTGCTGTGCATTGCACCACTTCCAACGTCTGTTTACTCTTGAACTGCAACACGAAGCTCGAATCGTCATAGTCGGTCATTTCTGATGCAGTGACCACTAATCTGTTGATGCTATTCTTTTCTATTATCAGCATATAGGTAAATAGAATAAAGGGCAAAGTGTAATAAAAAAGCCCACCGTAGAAACGGCAGGCTCAAATTCAAAATAATGAAACAAAACAATTACGCAGGCAAAAGTAACGCAGGAATAATTCCTGAAGCAACTTCTTTGGCAGGCAATGGCTCTTTGCCGGTAAATTCTAACTCGTAGCCATTTCGGTCATCAATCAACTTTCCGAACGTAGCAATACGGTTGATCAGGTTCAAGCCGTAGCCCTCGCCGTATAACCAGTACTTGTCGTTGGAATCTTTAACAATTATCAATACACGATTTTTCGCAACGATGTATAGTTCGTTACGCTTGTTCGTTTCTTGTTTGTACAACGGTATTTTAACTGACTGCTCGTGTGCGATTGTACCGTTTTCAGGCTTTTTGATTGCCGTTTCGGTTACTTCGCCCTGTTCTGAATATAGTTCGTATGTCCAAAACTGCTTACCTGCTGTCATTGTGATGGCAGTGATAGCACCCGATGCAGTAGTAATTGCCGTTACGTTATTGAACTCGGTGATATATATTTCTTTTACACCACCTGCATTGTCGCCTAAGCAGTCTAAACTGAACCCTTGCGTTAATAAACAACTCATAGTATTTCGGTGGTTTTAGTGATGTTAAGAATTAGAATATTCAACGATTTCAGATGGGAACGCAACCTGCCAACCACGACGATAACGGAAAGAGTATTTCACGTTTTGGTCATCTTGTGAATACCACATTTCAGCAGTTTCTTCTTCGTTAAGCAAGTCAACGCCCAAGAACAAATTGCGGTCAGGGTCCATAGCAAAGATGAATGGGTTATCGCCACTGTTTGAACCTAAACCATCAAGACCGTGTACGGGGATGATTTCGTGTACTGAACCCTCTGCAAATATGTTCTTTTGGTCGCCGCCCACTGGGAAGTGGAACAAGTTATCGATGAACATCTTTTGACGATATAATTCAGCAATGTCGTAACCGCAGAATATTTTAACGCCTGCATTGCCTTTCAGCTGAACGGGAATCTTTGAAACCACATTCTGCATAATGGTACGCACGTTTGATGTGGTCACTGGTCCTGATACTGCTGTGGCTACGTTTGTTCCCGTTGCCGCTTTGATGATTTTTATCAAACCATCATAGATAGACAAGTACGCACTGCCCGATGCTGTATCGCCCTGCCAGTCGGCAGTTTCTTGATGCTTCTTGATTTGTGCAACGATGTCGGTCACAATCTTTGCAGGTATGTCGGCTTCAGAATATTTCTGACCGTTCTTCAAAAGGATTTGTGTCCATTTCGCTTCAAGTGTACGTGGACAAAGTGTGTCCTGATACTTCACCGCCTTTGCATCGATTTCACGCTGCGTAAATGCAGTTGTGCCTGATGCAAGGAATGAACAACCATCACCTGATTGTGGTATCGGCGTGTTTGTTAAAATTTGCAAAGCCATTTTGCTCTTTACTCCAACCTGCACGTTTGCCAATGCAGCGGTTTCTGACTCGAAGTGTAAGGCAGTGAGCAACTCCTTACTGGTTTGGTTAACGTAGTCTGTTAACGATGAAACTGAAAATGCCATGTTATTTAGTTTTAAGTGTTTTTAATGTTGTTAATATTGAATCGATTTTTTGTTGTTTTTTGTCTTTTGCAGTTGTGAATGCCTGATTTTCTTTTTTAGGCTCTGATGTCGGCAGGTCGCCAATCTTCTCAATCAGTTCAAACATCTGCTTATTGGTTTCTTGCTGCTTGCTGATTTCGCTTTCGATTGCAGACATCTTTGCGTTAATCGCATCCATAAGTTCTTTCAACTTCTTGCCCATATCTTCTTCATCTTTCTTTGGGTACATACCTGCTTCTGTTTCGGCAGGTGCAACGGGTAACGCAGGAATGATTTCGGTAATCAAGCCGTTTACGGTCGATACTTTCGTTCCATCTTCCATTTCGTGTGTGCCATCAGGGGCAGGGTTTGTGCCTTGCTCCGTTACGACCATCAATGGGTAGCCGACTTCAAGTTCGTCATAGGTTACCATTGTGCCATCTTTTAGTTTGCCCTCGCCCATCATCTTTTCTTCTTTTTTGGGTTCTTCAGGCATAGGTACTGCCGCTTCAAGTCCTAAAAGGACACGCAGCTTGGTGAACTTATCTTCACCGATTAATTCTTTTACTGATTGTTTTATGTCTTGCATTGCAGGATATTTCTAATAAATAGAATACCCTGCAAATCCGTTCAGCTTAACAATTCTTTCAGCTTGTCAATCACCTGCTCATCGCTTGCTGTGATTAGCTTTTTTAAGAATATACCCTCAACGCTGAACCCTCTGAATTTGCCTGCCTTAACCAAGTTCCACACTTCTTCATTTTCGATTTTATACGAACCGAACCAACTGCCATCGGGCACATTCTCGAATCCCTTTGGTGCGGCAATGCCACGCTGTGAATCAACGATGAAACTTTCAAACATATACACGCCCTCAACCTGAATGCCGTTGTGCATCAGGTTTACCGAATGCTGCAACCCTGCCTTGTAGTACTTCATCACCAACTGCTCGATGGTATCTGCATCGAATACGACATAAAACTCGAAGCCATCAGGGCTTTTTCTGTATATCGGCAAATTGGCAATCATAAGCGGTCCAGTCACTATCCTGCGCTCTTCATTCTGAATGGCAAAGTTAAACTGCTCTTGTGCGGCGTTCTTGTTTTCAAACATCGAAATACACATCGCAATGGCTTGGTCTTGCTCTTTGCCCTCGTCAATCATTGCCGGGATGCAACGGCTTAAAAACTCTGATTGCGTTTCGCCTGCCTTTGGCTCAATAAATAATTCCGTGCTGAATTTCATCCACTCACGTTCGATTGCAGGCATATCGACCAATGCAACGGCGTTCAACCCCGTTTCTGCTTGTTCATCAATGACCATCTTGTAAATTGGAAACTTATCCATATAGTGCTTTTGTTTTTATGTCTGTGATTCGATTCTGTGATGTGCTGATATCATCTTCAAGAACATACGCCTTAATCGGTTGCTGCCCTTGTTCTTGCCCTTGTGGAATGATTGTGCCTTGTGGGTTGAATGTTGGAACGGTCGGTGCTGTTGGTGCAGATATTGAACCGCCACCACCGCCACCTGCTCCTGCACTCGACACACT